ATTGTGAAGTAAATAATGCTCATGCACAAACTTTACAAGCACAACCACATTCAGCAGGTTCATCAGCAGTTGTAACTCTACCAGTAGCAACAGGAACTTTAATTGGAACTGGTGATACAGGCACTTTACCAATAGCTGCTATTGATATTGATGGTGGAACAGATATTGGAGCAGATTTAACTACATCTGATTTAATAATAGTAGATGATGGAGCTGGTGGTACTAACCGAAAAGCAGCTTTATCAAGAATAGTAACTTTAGTTGATGCAAACTCTAGTGCAGCTAGTGCTGGGTTTGCTGTAGCAATGGCAATTGCATTATAAAATATAAGGAGGAAATAAATGGCTCAAGATTTTGAAAGAGTTTTAAAAACTAGCATAGGTACATCAGCTACTGAAATAAGAGCAGCAGCTAATAGTGATGATGCAATTATTGGTATGAGATTTGCTAATAAATCAACATCAGCAGTAACTGTAGATGCAACTGTTAAAAACTCTAGCACAAGCTATTATTTGATAAAAGATGCACCAATACCAGCAGGAGGTTCTTTAGAACTTATAGATGGTGGTAGTAAAGTAGTTTTACAATCAGGAGATAGTGTTGAAGCATTATCAGATACAGCAAGTGCTGTAGACTGCATTTTATCAGTAGTAGATTCAATTAGTACATAAGGATTATATAAATGGCTTACATAGGTAATACACCAGCAGAAAGTTTTGCTAGTTTTGAGAAACAAGTTTTTACTATTGTAAATTCTCAAACTGCATACACACTTAGTCATAGTGTTGTAAATGAAAACGATATTAGACTTGTAGTTAATAATGTGGTTCAAGAACCTGGATCAGGCAAAGCATATACTGCATCTGGCACTACTCTTACACTATCAGCAGCATTAGTTAATGGCACAGACGAAATGTACTGTGTGTTTTTAGGCAGAGCTTTACAAACTGTTAATCCACCAAACGCATCTGTTGGAACTGCACAATTAGGAAGTGATGCAGTAACTGGAGCAAAAATAGCAGATGATGCTATTAGTGATGAACACCTTGATCCAACAATTATAACTGGTCAAACAGCAGAAACTTCTATTGCTACAGATGATTTAATTTTATTATCAGATACTTCTGCTTCTGGTGCATTGAAAAAAATGACTAGAGCAAACTTTGTATCAGGAGTTGGTGGTGATAACACTCCTGCTTTTTTAGCTTATGCAAATGCAGACCAAGGAAGTATATCAGGAAATACTTTTACAAAACTTACTAATTATGGTGTTGAAGTTTTTGATACAGATAATACATTTTCATCAAGTAGATGGACACCTGGAGTTGTTGGAAAATATTTTGTTTATGCAACTGTATATGGACAAACAAATAATGGTTATAGAAGCTTTTTTAACGTTTATGTAAATGGAAGTAATTACCAAACATCATCTCAAACAACTGGATCATCTGACAACCATCCACAACAAGTTACTGCAATAGTAGATGTAACAAATACATCTGACTATATTGAAGTATATTATAATAATACTTATACAGGTGGAGCTACAACAGTATATTCAAGTGGAGTAGAAGTTAAATTTGGTGGATTTAAAATTATAACATAGGAAAATAAATTATGGCAATAGATAAAATAATATCAGCATCAATTACAGATGGCACAATAGCAACTGCTGACATAGCAGACGGAGCTGTAACCTCAGTAAAAACTACTGGTGTTGGTGGAATTAAACAAGCTGATACATGGAGAATGAATGATACTTACAATGTATCTGGAGGTGTAGATACATTAATAAATCAATATTGGGAAAGAGCAGATGATAATGGTTATGGTAGAATTGGAACAGGAATGACAGAAAGTTCTGGAATATTTACTTTTCCAGAAACAGGAATTTATATGATACATCATACATTTAGAGTTGATGCTGGTTCTACTAATAATTATGTAACTGTATATCTTTCAACTACAACAGATAATTCAAGTTATGACCAAGTTACTGAGAGTTACAGTTTTCAAAGTAGTGGCTCAGCATATACAAGTGGTAATGCTCATTGTCTATTTGATGTAACTAATACTTCAAATTGTAAAGTTAAATTTACAATGAGATCGGCTGCAAATATAACTTTTGCTGGTCAAACTGATGAAAACCAAACTTACGCAACATTTATAAGATTAGGCGACACATAAAATTAAGGAGGTAAAACTATGGCACAACTAAGTACAAAAATAAAAGAATATTGCAAAGCTAATGGAGTAGCTAATGTAGAATTTTTTAAAGATGTTAAATTGCAAAACGATAATAATGGGTTAGGAGATTACATTAAAGAATGGAATCTATCTGGTTTAGCACAACCAACTGATGAGCAATTAGCATCATACGAAACTGCTGCAAATAGTGCTGAAAGTAATGCTCAAGTAGATGCAACAAGACGACAAGCTTATGGTTCTTGGAACGATCAATTAGATGAAATATTCCATGACATAGATGCTTGGAAAGCAAGAATACAAGGAATTAAAACAAACAACCCAAAGAGTTAATTAATGGCATATATCGGAACAAAACCAACAGTAGGAAATTTCCAGATTTGTGATGCAATATCTGTAGTTAATGGTCAAGCTGCATACACAATGCAAGTAGGTGGAGTAAATGTAAATCCTCAGTCGGCTAATCACATG